GCAACCGGGAAGGTGACAGGGTTCAACTGGCAGCGTGTTCCCCTGATTCCATTGAAAGCCAATGAACAGGAAACACCACTGCTGAAAAGGGTCAAGTCTTTACAGGACGGTATCAATGTGATGCTGTCGGACTTTGAAAATAATATGCAAGAAGATGCCCGGAACACCATTTTGGTATTGAAGAACTATGACGGTACTAATTTGGGTGAGTTCAGAAAGAATCTTGCAACCTATGGTGCGGTAAAGGTCAGATATGACGGTGATACCAAGGGCGGGGTTGAAACCCTTGAAATCACAGTCAATGCGGATAACTACAAGGCTATTGTGGAAATCTTCAAGAAAGCGTTGATTGAGAACGCAATGGGCTATGATGCCAAGGATGACAGACTTTCCGGCAACCCTAATCAGATGAACATTCAGTCAATGTATTCTGACATTGACATTGATGCAAATGATACAGAAACAGAATATCAGGCAGCCTTTGAAGAAATCCTTTGGTTTGTGAATTGCCATTTTGCCAATACAGGACAGGGGAACTTTGAAGGTGAAGAAGTAGACATCATATTCAACCGTGACATTCTTATCAATGAATCAGAAGCCATTGATAACTGTCAGAAATCTGTTGGTATTCTTTCTGATGAAACAATTATCAGTCAGCACCCTTGGGTGGATGACCCACAGGCAGAACTTGAACGCCTGAAAAAGCAGAAGGAAGAAGCACAGAAAGAAATGCTTGCACAGTATGACCCGTTTAGTACACAGAATGATGACCCTGACAATAAAGGTGACCCAAACAAGGGAAGTCAAGGCGGTGAAGTAGATGAATAACGGTGAATACTGGCAGAAGCGTTTTGAACTGCTTGAACAGGCTGCACACCAACAGGGGGTTCAGTGCTATGCGGATATTGAAAAACAATACCGACAGGCACAGAAGCAACTTGAAGGTCAGATTGCTGCATGGTATCAGCGTTTTGCATCTAACAATGGGGTAACCCTTGCAGAAGCAAAGCGGATGTTGAACGCAAAGGAACTTGCTGAACTGAAATGGGATGTGAACCAGTACATTCAGTACGGTCAGGAAAATGCGATCAACGGCACTTGGGTCAAGCAGCTTGAAAACGCATCTGCAAGATTCCATATCAGCAGACTTGAAGCCTTGAAGCTACAAACCCAACAGAGCATTGAAGTCATGTTTGGAAACCAACTTGACAGCATTGACAGCACAATGCGGAATGTTTACAAGTCCGGCTATTATCACACAGCCTATGAGATTCAGAAGGGTGTGGGTGTTGGTTGGGACTTTTCCGCACTGGATGACAAGCAGATTGGCAAGGTCATCAATAAACCTTGGGCGGTTGACGGCAAGAATTTCAGTGAAAGGATATGGGGCAACCGTCAGAAGTTGGTCAATGAATTGAACAACACCCTGACACAGAACATCATCTTGGGAAAAGACCCACAGAAAGCCATTGATGAAATTGCCCGGAAGATGAACACTTCCAAGACCAACGCCGGGCGGTTGGTAATGACAGAAGAAGCCTTTTTCAGTTCCGCAGCACAGAAGGATTGTTTTGATGAACTGGATGTTGAACAGTTTGAGATTGTGGCAACACTGGATTCCCATACTTCGGATATATGCCGGGGTATGGATGGCAAGCATTTCCCTATGTCTGAATGGAAGGTTGGTGTGACTGCACCGCCGTTTCATGTTCATTGCCGTTCAACCACAGTACCATATTTTGATGATGAATTTGATGCTGTTGGTGAACGTGCTGCACGGGATGAAGAAACAGGCAAGACCTACTTTGTACCGGGCAATATGACCTATAAGGAATGGGAAAAGTCATTTGTCAACGGCGGTGATAAGTCAGGTTTGCAAGAAGCGTTGCCGGATGATACAATCAAGCCAGAAGAAAAGAAAACCGTTGATGATTGTGAAACTGTTGAACAAGTTCAGGATTTGATGAAAGATCAGCAATGGTTTAGGGTTGCGGAAATCAACGGTCATGTGTATGACACTAATGAAAGAATAGGTCTGAAAGGCTTGGATTTGGGTTGTGCAAAGTCCATTTACAAGACCCATGAACAACTATTTGATAGATTCCCGCAGTTGAAGGGAAAATTGAACGCAGTTGGAAGTACGCAGTTGGGCGGTATGACATACGCACAATGTTCTTTTGGTCTTGGTCACGGTGGTGTTACGGTCAATACAAAGTATTTTTCTGATATGGAAAAACTTGCAAAGTCCTATGAAAAAGACTTGCAAGCGGGTTTTCATCCAAAGGGTACAGATTTCAGTGCTATTGTTATGCACGAACTGGGACACGCTATTGATGATTACCTGTCATATACTGAAATGGTATGTGGGTTACTGAATAATTACAGACCGAAAATTGTATCTGCTGATCTAAGACCAAAGGTAATGAGATCATGCGGGTTGAAAGTTTCTGACATACGCAATGAAGTCAGTGGATATGCAACCAAAGATGCACAAGAATGGTTTGCTGAATGTTTTGCTGAATACATGGTATCAGACGAACCAAGACCCGTTGCAGCAAAGTTTGGTGAAATGTTGGAAGAACTGTTGAAAGGGGTGAAGTAATATGTCACAATCAATGCCGTCATTTTGGGATAGTCCTTATTTTGTCCCTGAACCTGACAACTGGCATCTGACAGAGGATGCCCCGGAAGAATTAAAGAAAGAATTTGCAGAGTATATGAAAGAATCTGCTGATGAAAGCACGGTCAAATAACCGTGCTTTTTTCATACCTTAACAAGTTATCAATAGACCTGTAATAACTGCTATATGGCGGTTATATGAGGTCAGAAAGGGGGATAAAAGGCACATGAAAACGTACACAATGAGAAAGGCATGGTGATCCTGATTATCTCCCGGCTACTGGGTTAAGTAGCACATAGAAAAGGCATCCGGTAGCGGGTGTCTTTTTTCTTGCGGGTTGTCAAGCGTAAACCGAACAAAACCAATCAATCATGTGGGAGTAACCCCGTATAAAAACGTATTTGAAAGGATGGTATAGAAATGACAAGAAAACAGTTAGAGGATTTAGGACTTACCAAGGAACAGGCTGATTCAGTAATGAAAATCAATGGTGATGACATTGAGAACGCAAAGGGTACTGCTGCAACAGAGATTAAGAACTTGCAGACAGAGGTTGAAGGACTGAAAACACAGGTCAGTGACCGTGACAGTCAGTTAGAAACCCTGAAAGCATCTGCCGGGGACAATGCTGATCTGAAAAAGCAGATTGAGGACTTACAGACTGAAAATGCCACTGCCAAGGCAACCCATGAATCTGAACTGAACCAGTTGAAAATTGATTTTGCTGTTGAAAAGGCACTGACGGGTGCAAAGGCAAAGAACATCACCGCAGTCAAGGCACTTTTAGACCTGAAAGATGCCAAGTTTGACAAGGAAGGAAATGTCAAGGGATTGGCTGAACAGATTGAAAAACTGACCAGTGATGAAGGTACTAAGTTCCTGTTTGAAGCACAGAAACAGCAGCAGAATTTCAAAGGTTTTCAGCCGGGGGCATCCGCACAGCAGAAACTGGGTGCAGAAGTTGACACTTCAAAAATGAACTATGATGAATTATGTGCCTATTTAGCAGAAAATCCTGATGCTAACTTAGGTGAGTAAAAGAAAGGACAGGTGAAAATTTATGCCAAACGATAAGTTTGATTCTAAGAGTTTTAACCCACAGGCTTTCAAGTATATGGTTGGTAGAGTGCCGAACCTTCATATGCATGAGATCAAGAAGTCAAAAGCACTGGCGAGTAACCCTGACATTAAGGCAACCCTTGGTGGTAGTCAGGGTGGTACAGGTTACGCAAGAATTGCAATGCGTGGTCTGTTAGATGGTGATGCAGTCAATTATGACGGTCAGACTGATATTACTGCAACCAGTACCAAGACCTTTGAACAGGGTGTTGTTGCTGTTGGTCGTGCTAAAGCATGGCTTGAAAAGGATTTTTCCTATGACATTACAGGCGGTGTTGATTTCATGCAGAATATCGCAGATCAGGTTGGTGAGTATTGGGACGGTGTAGATCAGGACACTATTGTTGCAATTCTTGAAGGTGTATTTTCTATGACTGGAACAAAGAACAAAGAATTTGTTGATGCTCACACCTATGATGTAACAGAGAAGATTGAGGGTAAAATGTCCGCAACTACTCTGAACAGTGCAACCAATAAGGCGTGTGGTGCTAACAAGAAGAAGTTCACACTGGTGTTCATGCACAGTGATGTTGCAACGAACCTTGAAAACCTGAACCTTGTAGCACACCTGAAATACACTGATTCACAGGGTATGCAGCGTGAACTTGATCTTTACACTTGGAACGGTAAGCTGGTAGTCATTGATGACGATATGCCGACTACTGAACAGGAAGGTTTTTATATCAAGGCAAAGTCAACTGATGAGGGTGCTTTACAGGTTGTATCTGATTCTGAAAGCACAATCACAGAAGGTAAGCAGATCAAGGCTGCTGATGTTACCCCGGTGGCAGACAGTTATGAATCACCAAAAGTTGGTGATTATGTGGTGTTTATTGATGCGTTTACAGAGTACACAACTTATGTACTTGGTAATGGTTCAATCAGTTATGAGGATTTAGGGGTAAAAGTACCTTATGAAATGAATCGTAACCCTGAAAAGAATGGTGGTCAGGACACACTTTACACAAGACAGAGAAAGGTCTTTGCACCTTTTGGTATTTCTTATGAGAAGAAGTCACAGGCTACATTATCCCCTACCAATGAGGAATTAAAGAAGGGTGAGAACTGGACACTGGTACATTCCGGGGAAACTACGGAAAGCAAGCGTTCATATATCAATCATAAGGCAGTACCTATTGCCCGTATTATTTCCCGTGGATAATTTCTGATCTGAAAGGATGGTTGCAATGTTTGATACTGATACAGTAAAAGAACGGTTGAAATCATTCGGTTATACGGTCAAGGCAGATGATGAATTTGCCTTGACCTTTTGCGTTGAGAAAGTACGCAGCACAATCAAGAATGAAATCAACTGGAATGATGTGCCAGAAGGACTGGAACATATTGCCGTTGATATGGCGGTGGGTGAATTTCTTCTTTCCAAGAAAACCTTTGCACCTGATGACCTTACCGGGTTTGATTTAGAATATGCTGTCAAGCAGATTCAGACGGGGGACACCAACACGGTTTTTGCAACTGGTGAAGGTTCAATGACCCCTGAACAAAGACTGACTTCTTTCATCAATTACCTTTTATCCTATGGAAAGGCTGAATTTAATTCATTCAGGCGTATCAGATGGTAAAGCAGATTCAGGCAGCACAAAAGGCTGCAAGGAAAGCCATTGAAGCAACCTATTTTGGTACTTTGACGGTGACAGAACTGCAAAAGGTGAGAAATGAGAAGTCAAAACTTATGGAAGAATCAGAGGTTGTAGTCTTACAAGACCAACCGTGCAGATTATCTTTTGAAAAACTGCAAACAGCAATTCAGTCAGAATCAGCAGCAACGATCACGCAAAGCACAAAGTTGTTTGTTTCCCCGGATGTAACCATCAAAGCGGGGTCAAAACTGACAGTAACACAGGACAATGTGACCACGGACTACACCCGCAGCGGTGTCCCTTCCACATATCCAACGCATCAGGAAATCACACTTGAACTGTTCAAGGAATATGCGTAAATGGGTAGAATGGGAATGTCTGACTGCCAAGAAGGTATGAAAGACTTTCAGCAGCAGTTGCAGAAGTTGCAAAATCCTGATGACTTTGTGGAATCGTGTGCAAAAGAACTTGCTGCCCGGTTGCTTCGCATGGTGGTAAAAAGAACACCTGTCGGACAGTACCCGGCAAGTTCAGGAAAAAAGGGCGGTACATTAAGGCGTGGTTGGACTGGTTCAAAGAGATCATCAGCAAAGGGTTATGCTGACAGCCTGACGGTGAACCATTTTGGTGACACCTATGTCATTGAAATTGTGAACCCGGTTGAATACGCATCCTATGTTGAGTACGGACACAGGACAGCCAATCATTCGGGATGGGTCAAGGGTCAGTTTATGATGACCATATCTGAACAGGAATTACAGAGAATTGCCCCAAAGGTGCTTGAAAACAAAATCAAGAAATATTTAGGGGGACTTGGTAAATGATAAATTCAATAGTTGAAGCAATCAGTTGTTCCCTGAACAAAGAATTTGGGGATGATTATGAAATCCACAATGAAGAAATTAAGCAAGGTTTGAAAGAGCCTTGTTTTTTTATTGCTTGCTTGAACCCAAACAACAACCTTTTCCTTGGCAAACGGTATGAACGTACCAATCAGTTCTGCATCCAGTATTTCCCACAGTCTGCAAAGAAGCAGCGGGAATATGCTGATGTGGCTGAAAGAATGTATGACTGTTTGGAGTATATCACAACAGACGGTGATACCAAGCCAATCAGGGGTTCAAAAATGAATCATCAGGTGGTTGACGGTGTTCTGAATTTTTTTGTCAATTATGACTTTTTCACGGTCAAGACGGAAGATCAGACACCAATGGAAACTATGACGGCAAGCACGGATGTGAAGGAAGGTGGTTGATTATGGCAGCAAAAAAGACAGCAACGGGAACTGCTGCAAGGTCTGAACAGACTGAACCAATGTTCAGCAAGGAACAGATTCTTGCATCTGCCCGTTTTGCAAATAGAAGGGACTTGGTGGATGCCCTTCTTGATGAAGATAAAAGTTACACCATGAAAACTGTTGACAATTTAGTTGAAAAATACATGAAAGGACAGGTGAAATAGTATGGCTTTAGGTGGTGGTACATTTACCTCACAGAACAAAGAACTGCCCGGTGCTTATATCAACTTTGTATCGGCTGCATCTGCATCCGCTGCACTGTCTGATAGAGGTATTGCAACAATGCCCCTTGAACTTGACTGGGGTGTTGAAGGGGAAGTTTTTGAAGTGACCAATGAAGATTTTCAGAAGAACGGCCTGAAACTTTTTGGTTATGCCTTTGACAGTCCTAAGATGCTTGGTCTTAATGATCTGTTCATGGGTGCAAAGACCTTATACGCATACCGTCTGAACGGCGGTGGTGATAAGGCAGCGAACACATACGCAACTGCAAAGTATTGTGGTGTTCGTGGTAACGATTTGAAGATCGTGATTCAGAAAAATGCAGATGATGCAAGCAAGTATGATGTTACAACCTACTTCGGTACGGTTAACACACAGACAGTTGCCAAGGCTGCTGATCTTGTGGCAAACGATTATGTAACATTCAAAGCTGCTGATCTTGCTGTTACTGCCGGAACACCTTTAACTGGTGGTACAAACGGCACGGTTGACGGCACAGCACATCAGGCTTACTTGGATAAAATCGAATCATACACCTACAACACTATGGGCGTTGTGGTTACTGATGATATTACCAAGAAGTTATATGTGGCTTTCAACAAGCGTTTGCGTGATGAACTTGGTATCAAGTTCCAGTTGGTTGTTTATAACCTGTCTGCTGATTATATGGGCGTTATCAGTGTGAAGAACAAGGTAACAGATGCCGGATGGTCAGAAGCAGCACTTGTGTACTGGGTAACTGGTGCAGAAAGCGGTTGTGCAGTCAATAAGTCTTGTCAGAACAAGAAATATGACGGCGGTTTCACCGTTGATACCAATTACACACAGAATGAGTTGAAAGCAGCAATCAAGGCGGGTGAGTTCACTTTCCATAAGGTCAACGGCGTTGTCCGTGTGCTTGAAGATATTAACTCTATGGTGACCACTTCGGACACTTGCGGGGATGTATTCAAGGACAATCAGACGATCAGAGTTATTGACCAGTTGGGAAATGATGATGCAGTTCTTTTCAACACTAAGTATCTTGGTGTTGTTCCAAACAATGCATCAGGCAGAACTTCGCTTTGGTCTGACTTGGTAAAAATCCGTACACAGTTACAGGAACTTGGTGCTATTGAAGGGTTCACTGATTCTGATGTTACGGTTGCACAGGGCGATTCCAAAAAAGCGGTTGTGATTACATCAGCAATCACCGTTGTGAACGCTATGGGTAAACTCTATGAAACGGTTACGGTTGCGTAAGAAAGGGGTGAAATAAAATGCCGAATGTAACAATGAAAGCAAGGGACACTATTGCAGCAAAACTTGCTGAATGTTTTATCACAATCGGAAGTAGAAGATACAACTTTATGCAGATGATTGATATGGAAGCAAAGGTTGAGAAAACCAAGACCACTGTTCCCCGCCTTGGTGCAATCATGGCGGGTCATAAGTCATGTGGTATGGAAGGTACTTTTTCCGGCACTGCACACTATAACCAGTCAGTTCTTCGTCAGGCGTTACTTGACTATAAGAACACCGGTGAGGATGTGTATTTTGAAATGCAGATCACCAATGATGACCCAACCAGTGATGCGGGCAGACAGACGATCATTTTCTATGACTGCAACACTGACGGCGGTGTGTTAGCAAAATTTGATGCTGACGGGGAATACCTTGATGAAGAGATTGAAGGAACATTTGAGGACTTCTCAATGCCTGAATCTTTTGCAAACCTCACGGGTTTTCTTACTAACTAAGTAACAGAACCCCTTGTGTGGCTTTTATATAAGGTCATATAAGGGGTTTTTTCTATTCATTGATAAACAGAAGGGAGAACAACAAAATGTCAAGATTTAGTTCATTTATGAAAGCGAATAAACAGGTAAAGGAAAATGAAAAGTTTGCACCTACTGCTTCACTCCTTGGTTCAGACGGAACACCTGTCAGATGGGAGTTCAGACATATTACTTCCAAGGAAAATGAAGAACTTCGTGATGCAAACACTATTGAAGTTCAGGTGAACGGCAAGCCGAACTTATTCAGACCGAAACTGATTACTTCAAAGTACCTTATGGCAATGATCGTGAAGTCAACGGTATTTCCTGACCTTTACGATAAAGAGTTACAGGACAGTTACGGTGTAATGACCCCGGAAGATTTGGTCTATGCAATGGTCGATGATGCCGGGGAAATGCAGGACTTCCAGTTATGGATGCAGAAGTTTCAGGGATTTACCAAGTCACTTGATGACAAGATTGATGAAGCAAAAAACTAATTGAAGAAGGGGATGGTGAAGCAAATTTTGCTTACTATGCTCTTCTGAAACTTCACATTCTTCCATCAGTGTTCTTGGCTATGGACGAACAGGAAAAAGCCTTTGTGATCGCTTCGATCAAATTGAAAGCAGAGCATGACAAGAAGGAAAAGAAAAAGGCAGAAGCAAGGGCAAAGAAAAAACACTAAGAAAGGACGGTGAAACAGGTGTCATCTATTCAAACAAGCATTGAACTTAACGATCAATTCAGCGGAGTGTTGAACAACATCATCAGTTCAGTGAATCTTGCCGTATCTGCAATGTATGATTTATCACAATCCATGAACGCTGATATTGATACAAGCAGTCTTGAAGGGGCAAGGGATGAAATCAATCAGGCAACCGCTGCCATTGAAGCAATGAATCAGGCAGCAAGCCGACAGACCGCACCTGATATTGCACCGCCTGTTGTGGATGGTGGAAATCAAGAACCGATTTCTGTACCTGTTGACCCGGTACTTCCTCACCCTTTGGTTGAAAATCCTGAACCAATCAGACCTGAAATTCAGCCAAACGCACCGCCTGACCCTGAACCCGTAGAAATCCCGGTCACATGGAACACTGACGGGGTGGATGTGTTCACTGGAACAGGTGTTGAACGATTTCAGCAAGAAGTTCAGAGTGCAAACGATATGTTGAACACACTGAACACCACACAGGCAAGGATTTCACAGACCGCACAGGGAATGGATATACTGCCGGATGCAGCAGTTCAGGATATGAACACCATGCAACAGCGGTTATCTGCAATTCAACAGCGGATTCAGCAGATTGAGAACAACCCGGTAAATGTTGGGGCAGACAATGCAAATGCAGAACTGGAACAGTTGCGTATGCAGTTGAATCAGGCTATTCAGGAACAAAATTCACTGAATCAGGCAATGCAGAACATGGATGTTTCTGCTGCCAATGATGCCTATTTGCGTTTGTCACAGACTGTTGGCAACACAGAAAGGTACATCCGTGACAATGTGGATGAACAGGGGCGTTTCAATCAGGAAATTTCAGCCGGAACACAACAGGCAAATGAACTGACCAATACCATCAAACGGGCAGTTGCAGCCTATATCAGTATTCAGTCAGTTGGGAAAGCACTGAACATTTCAGATGAACTTGTTCAGACAACATCCCGTTTGAACATGATGAATGACGGGGTTCAGACAACCGCTGAACTTGTCAACATGGTATATGCAGCAGCACGGGATGCAAGGGGTTCATTCAGTCAGATGGCTGATGTTGTTGCTCGTTTCGGTAACAACGCAAAGGATGCGTTCAGCAGTTCAGAAGAAGTTGTTGCTTTTGCTGATCTGATTCAAAAACAGATGACGATTGCCGGGGCAAGCACCCAAGAAGCAGCAAATGCAGAATTGCAGTTATCACAGGCACTTGGTTCAGGTGTCCTTCGTGGTGATGAATTGAACAGTATCTTTGAACAAGCACCTAACCTGATTCAGAACATTGCAGACTATCTTGATGTTCCAATCGGTAAGATCAGGGAAATGGCAGCGGATGGGGAACTTTCCGCTGATGTAGTCAAGGCAGCAATCTTTTCTGCTGCTGATGACATTAACAGCAAATTCAATGAAATGCCTATGACTTGGGGGCAGATGTGGCAGTCAATGCAGAACACCGCACTGATTGCATTTCAGCCTGTTCTTCAAAGACTGAACGATTTAGCCAATAGTGAAGCATTTCAGACTTTCATTCAGGGTGCTATTGAAGCAATGGCAACCCTTGCAAATATCCTTCTGAATGTGTTTGATTTGGCGGTGTCAATCGGTACTTTCATAGGTGATAACTGGTCAATCATTGCACCTATCGTATACGGCATTGTGGCAGCACTCACAGCATACATTGCTATTTCTGCAATCGTGGCAGCA